TCAGACCACGCTATCAGTCTTCCCAGCTATTTACAATGGCTTCGATACGGTCCATCTCTTCTTTGGTGAACTGAGGATGATCATCCATCTTCATACCACGTTTCTTCTCAAGACGTGCCTTACGCTCAGCAGTTCCCTTCTCGGGATCCATGTCACGGACACCTTCCTTCATGTCCTTCTTACCCATCGTTTTACCGATGGCCTTACGACGCTTCATCAGATACTCGTCTGAAGAATCCTTATCACCATCATTATCTACGTCACCATCTTCCTGACCTACAGGATCAAGTTTCTTTTCATAGATGGATGCATATGCATCACCCCAACCCTTACGGATTTGTGATACTTCTTCGAAGTGTGGGTTCTTCATAGAAGTACCCATCTTCTCCATATCCTTACGAGCCTTCTCATTATTAGCTTGTCTCTTCTTCATATCCGTCTCAAGATATGACTTGTCAGCTTTCTCAACCAACTGAAGGAGAAGAGTCTTAACGTTGAGTGACTCTTGTGCAACTAAATGAGAATGAGTTCTCTCAACTCTCTTCTCCTGATTGAATCTTGCTGACCAAGATTCCTGAAGTTTCTTATTTTGTCTATAATTATTAAACTCTTCGAGAGCAATTGTAGATGCCTTGGAATCAATAACTTCAAATACCTTGTTAAGGGATTCACAAAGTCTGTCAATTTTTTCCTGTCTTCCAGCGATGTTGGACTCAACAAACATCTCACTAAAGATTGAATGTGCAGAGTTAACAGAGTAACCTTTCTGGAACATAATTTCCAGTACACTTTCAACGATCTCATCAAGATCTGATTGAGTCAAAGATGAGAGATTCATCATAGTGATCTCATCTCTTCCAGAAGTCAATGCTTCTTTAGCTTCTGTGTTATGGACAGCCGCATAAGCTTCCATAAAATTACGCATCGATGAAGACATCTTTTTACAATTTACTTTTTCTTATCTTTATTTATGTCTCTTCCTGTTTCCAAACCAATTGATAAGCCATCTTATCCCTCAATGTGTTGATTCGTTTCTCGTCAAAGTGGGCGAAGTTGGGATACTTCTCTACCTTTTTATAGTAGTGAAGTGAATTGAGGATGATGGTGTAATCCTCCATACTCAAATCAAACTTCACAGTTTACCACCAACGATACCATTATTGATGACTCGTACAGATCCAGTTGGCCAACCCTCTTGTTCACATTTAAGATGCCAACGTGTCATGTCAACAACGGCTTCCCGTGTGAGACCAGTTAACATCTTTCTTCCCTCTTGAGTCATAGAACTCCACAGACCAAAACGAGTTTCCCAAACGTAAAACGTTTCGTCAATTAACTCGGCGTCGGATTCCATGTCTAGAACGGCGTTTAGTTTCTTGATGTTCTCGTCAGTTGTTTCAGTCATTTTCAATCCAATCATCAATTTGCTTTTGAGTAGGAACAATGATTCGGAATGCAAGTCCTTCCTCCTCAAACTCCTCATTCATCTTTTCGTATGTCTCAGGTGTAATCTTTTCAGACACTATACTTACCCCACAACTTACGAATGTTTTGAGTGATGGGTAGACCACCAATATAGGTTTCTAACAGTTCTCCATTCTCATTAGCGATAACAAGAACGGGAGTAGCAGTTACACCATACTTCTTTGCCAATGCAAGATTGTCTTCAGGAATGGGTTCATCACTTACATCCTCAAGATAAACCTCTTCAATAATACTCTCACGGGGATCCTTAAGAGCAGTAATGTATTTCTTCACCAGACCACATGGTCCGCAAGATTCTTTTGTAAACATTAAAAATTTAGTCACGTTGCCTCCAATCATCTGGTTTATCTTGTCGGAACCAATCGATTATTTCATCGGCACCATCGAACCCCGTTTTGTAGTTGGATGGATCGGGGTCACCTAAACCCATCCTATTCATAAAATCATCAATAGTCCCCTCTTGAATATCTTGAGAGGACTGTCTTCTTGCTTTCTTTAACATTTCTCGGGCAGTTGTATTAGCCTTTGATAACTTCTCTGCCCAGATCATGTCATCTAATTTAACCTCTTCACCATTTGCGATACACTTGCAAATGAACTCTAGCCGAAGCCGATATTGAGTCGAGAGCATATGATTTTTCTCTTTTGAATATTTATTCTTCTGATGTATCTGATTCTTCTTTCTTATTAAATCCAAATGGTCCTGTCAGTTTTTCCTCAAGAGCAACTTTGAGTGCAACACCACCAAGGGTTTCCATGACTTTAAGAATGTCTTCTGCCTTGGCATCCTCACCAAGTTCTTTGGCAACATACCAATACTTTGGCCAGAATGATTCACCAGCCTTTTGATAATCTTCGAGAGTAAGTAATTTCATAATTTAGATAAAACTTCTGTGTAAATGTTTTCGGCGATTGCCTTCATCATGAGGGGAGGTACCATTCTACCAACTCTTTCAGTTTGTTGTGAGTGAGTACCAGTTAGAATGAAATCGTCAGGGAGGGATTGAATGCGCTTAAGTTCTGGAACAGAAAGAACTCTGTCTTCCTTCCAGTGTATCAGACCACCACTTGCTGTCAAGGTAGGAGATGGTTTGTAGAATGATGCTCTCTTTGTATTAAAACAATGTCCTTTTTCATGATAGTCCATACCAGATAGAATCTTCTTAGGATCCTTTGGCATTTTTTTCACTACACTTTGATAGACACCACTCTTCAACATGTGTTCAGTCAAAGACTGAATATTCTCAGGATCATTCTCAACACCATCAATGATATCACCAATGGTAGTATCTTTAGATGATGTTGGAGGGAAGAGTGAAGATACTGTGAGTACGTTCAAACCGAGTTTATCTGCAATGTCTTGACGAACAGCAATAAAGATCAGTCTTTCTCTTGCCTGACCCACACCATAATGAGATGACTTCATCACTTTTGATGTGACGAGATAACCAAGATCCTCAAAGGCATTGGTAATCTTAGCATAATAAGTCTTTGCCTCACCAATTGTCAACCCTTTGACGTTCTCAGCAACGATGACTTTTGGTTGAATACCTTTGGCTACACGAATAAATTCAAAGAACAAGTCTTCAATGTTCTCAACCTTCTTCCCATCCGAATAGTTTTTTGTTTTGCCCCAACCATCAGAGTGTTTAGATCCTTCACCACGACACATTGATCCTGCAACAGAGAATGCAGAACAAGGTGGCGAACCATCAAGGATATCAAGTTCTTTAGGTTTCAGTCCTGTGATTTTCAGAAAGTCACCACCAGTAAGTTGTTTAATATCATCAGGAACAATCGGTGTTGAGGGATAGTTAGATGCATATGTCTTTCTTGCCTCTTCTACAAACTCATTGATACACAGAATCTTACCACCAGCAAGACGATATCCTGTGGAGGAACCACCCCCACCTGCAAAAGTTGAAATCACGGTGAACTTTTGTTTAGCCTCACCGTCATAAACATCTTGTAAGTTATATGGTAATTTCATGCGAATCTATTTTTATATTGTGTAGTGTAATATGTTTTTGGATTTTCGACAACATCTTCGTACAAAGACTTAATACCCATACCATCTTGGAAAGCAACCTTCTTTCGATCGATAATATTGTCAGGAAGTTCTCCTCTAAAGGCTTCTTGAAGGATTGCTTTAGGTCTTGACTTACCGTCCCATACCTTTTCTTGACTCAGACCAAGTGCGTTTTCGACCAATTGTGTATTTAAGAAAGGAAGACGACATTCGATCCCATACTTCATAAAGATCTTATTACATCTTGCAAAGTTCTTTCGATGTTGTGATCCGAATAAACCAATTCGATAGTTGGTCCATCCTTTATCTTTGATACCATGATAACTCATACCATATGATGCCCAGAGTTCATCACTCCCTTCACCTGACATGATTACCTTAAATCCATCTTCATGAATTCTTCTGGCAAGTTGAACACAAGGATAACCGATTTCAACTTGTGCCTTGTAAGGCATCTCAATAGTATTGATTACGTCGTTGATGTCATCGACTGATGGAGGAGAAACTTTAACCTCTCTCAGTTCGACTCCCAAATATTTAGCAACTTCTCTAGCAGACCTTAGATCTTTTGAATTCTCATCATGAACTGCAGTATATGTAACCAGGTTAGGGATATGTTGTGATGCAATAAGTGTAGTGATGGCAGAGTCAATACCACCAGACAGGAGACAAGCCACAGGTACATCAGACACAGTTCTCTCGAATGAACCCTGTTCAATATTATCTCCAATACAAACCTGAGATTCAAGTTGATTCCAAGAAGATGTATCAGTGATATGTTCGTGAATGTTATACCACAATCCCTCCGTAACCCTGTGGTCAGATGTGACTGTCATAAACCCACCAGGATTCAACATCTGAATAGTCTTTCCATTTTCACCAAGAGCAAGAAGACCCTTTATCTCCGAACAAAAACTGAAAGAGGGAAACAAACCACTGGTCAATGAATAATGGAGTGGTACTTCACCGTGCCTATCTCTGACAATCGTAATTGATCCATCACCTTGAGTGAACGCAATTGCAAACATTCCCTCAACCATCCGTAGACCCTTGATACCATACTTATCTAAGACTGCACAAAGAACTTCAGTATCACCTGAAGTTCTAGTTTTGATATTGAGTTTTTTTCTTAGTTCCTTGTAGTTCCAAATAGTACCATTGAAGACCATGGTAGTTTTACCATAGACAAATGGTTGATTGGAATCACTACTAGTATCAATAATAGACAAACGGACGTGTCCAAAATAGACACTATCCGTTTGAATGATTCCCTGATTGTCTGGACCTCGATGAGCGATAGCATCAAGACCCTTTTCGATTTGAGGGAGGTCAAATCCTCCGACGATTCCACACATTACTTAATTGCGATGACTCCAACGAACTGATGGTTTCTCCAGAAGATCTGACAATCTTTGAAACCAGCACACCATATCATAGACTTGAGTTCTTCCCAAGTATTCGGTTTCAACATATCACGTAGTTCTTTCTCCTTATCCATGATCTCTTCTGGAGTGAAGGACTTACGTTTGTAGTCATAGTGATTGAATGTCAACAGTTCCTGGAAGAACGCATTCTCACACATCAACTTCTCTGCAAAGATGAATGCACCACCCTCATTCAGACCATCATAGATGTTATTGATTGTATCTTGACGAGTGGGTTTAGGCATAAACTGAAGAGTGAACAGTGAAGTCACAAGGGAACAATTGTTGAACACGTAATTGGTGACATCACCCTTGACCCACTCCAAAGATGCCCATGGATATTCTTTTTCGATTTCTTTACGTCTCTCATCAAGATTACCAAAGAAACTACCAGCCAGTTCAACACCAACATATTGTGCATCTTGACGATTGGGATTATTACCCATGATCATCTTGGTGAGTTTACCAGTAGAACACCCAACGTCTACGACTTTAGTATTGTCTTCCACGAAGTATCGAGAGAACGATACAGTATCATCCAGAAGATTTGAATAACCCCGAATAGATTTGTCGATATGATTATCGAAACCTTCTGGTGAATGTGCGAAAGAAAAGTCGTATGTCATTTACCAACTCCGTAATCTGGTGCAGCTTCTTCTTCAAGTTTTTGAATCTCTTTTGCAGCCTCTTCGAGCTCAGATTCAATCTGTGTATCCAGTGTACCGATGACTTCACGAATGTCAACGATACGTGGAGGAACACATTTAGGATCGTATGTGTAAATACTCTGTTCTTTATATAGCACCTGACGAATAGATGCTGCTTGTCTTACGTCTAATTCTAGTTTAATCACAGGTCTCCTCCCATAGATTTAATTTGTGTTTCTAAATCACGAAGAATTTTTTCACGGGTGTATGTACCACTTTCTTCACGACGACGATTTATCTCTGTTTCTACCTTTTCAGTGATAGAGGCATGACGACGAATCTCTCCACCCATGGACATTTGATTTTTTGTTTGATCCATGCAGAACTTAAGTTGCATGAGTTCCATATCATCAAAATTAATCACAGGTCTCCCTCCTTACGGTTTTCAGAATAGTGAACATCAAAGGTACCCTCAGGATATCGTGCCGACAGTTTCTCAACATTCATCTCAAGAATTTCATCGAATGAAATGTCAAGTGCCATACATGCTTGAGCAACATACCACATGATGTCGCCAAGTTCACGTTTCATATGAAAAACATTCTCTTCGGTATAAGGTTTACCTTGAAGGAAGATCTTCTTCACAACCTCAGTAAACTCACCAGCCTCTGCACTAATACCAAGAGCAGCAGTGAGGAGTTGAGTGACATTAGCCTCATCATGCATCTCAAGATGAGTCAATCGAGCATTTAGAGTTGGCCAATCAAGACTTTCTTGACTCGTGGTTTGACGAACAAAGTCAATATATTTTTGTGGATCAATAGTCATAATTCAAGTTCTTTAAGTTCAGATTGGGGAAGATTTTGTTGAATAGGTATCTCCTGACCCTCAAGTTTAATTGTAGGAAGTGCAACAGGTTCCTCAATAGATTTTGCATGTACTTCTACAGTTTGTGGTGGATGTGGTAGAAGAATCTTGGAGTATATTGCATCTGGATAGATCTCCAACATACGTTCTACATCTTTCATTGTACCACAATGAACTTTCTCAATTCCATTAGGATGATCCTTGAATTTAAGTTCATAATAGTGTGGCATTTCCGACTTCACTATTGCAGGTTCGTTCTTTCGCAGTTTCATCAGAATTTGAATCCGTCAAAGGACTTCTTGGGTTTTTCCTCATAAGTATACTCCTCTTCCTGTTTGCTGTCAAGGAGATCATCCTGTGCAACCTGTTCACAATCGAATAGTCTCATCTTAGCACGATCAATACCAACAACAAATCTCTTGTAGATACTCAGATCGTTATATCGGTTCTTCAACTGTTTCACAAGTATCTGTCCCAAGGACTCAAGTTCCTCGGTAGAAATAAGGGCAAACATAAGATCAGCAGTAGCAGGGAGTCCAAAGGACTCACTTGTATCAGTAAGCTCGACATCAGAGCTACCATAACCAGAACGAGTGGTCTGCGTGGCAGATACGATAGGGACGTTTGCT